CAAACGGATTGAAGATCGACAAAAACTCTGCTCCTTTGGGGTTGATAGTGGCGGCCAATGTATCTTTGACCGCTTCAAATTGTTCAACGGACTCTTCGTCATCGGCAAAGAACGAAGTCAAGTCTCCCATGATCGTGTCCTGGCCTGTCGCATACTTTTCGCGATCAGCCATATACTTGGCGAGCTTCATTGCTCTACCGATCACTTTGTCTTTCTTGTCTTCGGGAAAATCTTTGTAAGATCGTTTGCGGTAATTCGGGAATGAGTATCCGGATCCGTAACCGCCCTGGAAACCTCCGCTCGGAGTAGCAACAGTGTCAGAGAGAGATTCATTGAGAGCGATCATGTGGCCAATCATTCCCATGTCATACCCTGCTCGTAGTGATCCCTCCGCAGTCATCCCTGCTATATTCTTGAGAGCTTCTCTGTCGCGTCCAGATCCATCGGTTGCGTAGAGCTTGCTGATCTCTTTGGCGACCTCGAGGCCGCCCTGGCCGATCTCAGTAAGCATCGGGCCAATGCCGCCGAAGAATGCTTTGGTGACCTGCATGGGGGAGAAATCTTTCTCACTCATATAGGTCAGATAACGATCCCACTGCTCCCGGGAGTATGCTTTCCCGGGTTCAGCTTTCATCATTTCGTAAAGCTGCTTTTCAGTGGCATCTTCGACCGGATCAATGATCCTCGGCATCGCTGCGAAATCTGGCTCATCGTCTTCGGATACGGTTAACGAGTCCAAAGAAAGATTGCCGAAATCGATACTTTTATCTTCGCTTACTTCTAAGTCCTCAAGAGTGAGGTTACCGAAATCAGGTTGATTACTTGGCATCTTTTTTCGCTGTTGAGTTAGTGAAAGATTCTAGGCTAGGCACTGTTATCATAACCCACCTCTCACCTGTCCAATATCTGGACAATTCGCCTGGTGATATTACGGGTGCTTCACCGTAGACCAGATCTTCATACATTGCTTTGAGAACGTGGTTGTTAACTTTTTCTTCGTCACCCTGAATGCTTTTAGGAACCCAGTAAGAAGTCATAGGCATCTTCTCCAAGCGCTTTGCATCCACTTGGTATGCGGTTACATTTTTTCCGCCATCCACTGATCGGCGAAGTTGGTTACGAGTTAGCCTGGCAATAAGCGACTGAGTTGCTGCCATGACGCGCTCGTTGCTTTCAGGAGTGTTCTCGATTGAAGCAATGGTTGATGAGTACCTGCGAACATCCTCGTCAGTTAGAACACCTGTTTCTTTAAAGACGCCTTTAGCGAGGACAGGTATACTCTGAATCAAAGTTGATTTAAAACTATCGATATTGCTTACATCCTGACCAGTGAACGGTGCAGCGAATTTCTTCAACTTGGAAAACCAATTACCAAACTCATTACCCTGTAACGGTATCCCCAGGTTTCTCATCTGCTTTTCTGTACTGGCAACCAAATCGATTGCAACAAAAGCCTGATCCAGCGATTCCATCTCCGATTGAGATAACTTTCCGGATCCACCAGTTACTGCTATTTTTTCTGATAGAGTTGCGTTTTCGGGCAAACTCTCGATCTTCTTCTTAACGAATTCAGCGTTCTTCTGCTCATCTGTTTTATCGTTGTAAATGCGCTGTTGCTTGCCACTCTCCAGGAGATAATTGTTCATCGTCGCAAACTGGCTCGCAGACAATCCCTCTTGGCTCCCGTCCACTCCAGCGTCTTCGTAGGTTACACCCTGCTTAAGCAAGTGAGCGTCCATTTTCTTCTTGCGACTCCAGGCATCTAGTCTACTGCGACTTTCTGGATCGCTGGGGCTAAGTGTAACGCCGGTTTCTTTGTGCATTTCATCAGCAAGATCTTCATACTCAGTGCTGAGTTCCTCAGCCCGGATGGTCCGATCAATCTGCTTTTTGTATGCATACTTCTGCTGATGCATGTCAGAGATCATAGCGAACTTTTTAAGAACCTGCGGATCTTTCATTTCGCTCATGGTGTATGCAGTCAGCTCTCGGAACTTGGTTATATCTTCCTGGTCATTGAACTTCAGCTTGCCAGCTTCGGATGCGTAATAACCGAGAGCAGTCTCGCTCGTCAACCGATCCTCCTCGGTTCTGCGAAAAACATCTCTCTCTCGTTCAAACTGAGCTTTGCGTTGATCGATTAACTGCTTTTGAGCTTCGGAGTTAATCTTGTCTCGAGCCTCCTGCAAATCGGATGCTCGTTCACGCGATGCTTTGTTTTGCAGTTGTGCCGCTATCTGTGTGCCCTGTGCGAATCCACTTTGAAAACTCATGCGACTGTCCTCCTACTATAAGCTCCACCTAACGCATTACTTGCCCCTGCACCAAACTGGCCGCCGCCCATCAAACTTCCAACTCCGCCAGTGAGCGCTGATGTAGCTGCTCCACCAACAGCGCCTAAGACAGTGTTCCATGGATTCATTTTGGCTGAGTTGAATGCGTTTGAACTTGCTTGAGCATAGTTATTCTGCGCGAAAGTTGACCCGATCTGCATAGCGTTTGGATTAAGCCCGGTGCCCTGTTGTATCCCCATTGGGTTGAAACCAGCGGCGCCCTGTTGTGCTCCAGAGATCGCTCCAAACTGAGCAACTGGAGTTATGCCTGCGAGGAAGCTGGATGCGTTAGCTAGTCTCTGCTGGCGTAATCGAATGGCAGCATCGCCAAGAGCAAACCCCTCGGCTGCTGCATTAGCATCTCCCAGGACATTGCCTCGAGCGGCCTGGGCTCCCCTGATAGATTGTGTGACCTGACTTCTAAGCTCATCACCTAAACCATACCCGGCCTCGAGGTCTTTCTTCGCCTCCTCACCAAGCATCTTTCTGATTTCAGTTCCCTGGGGATCTGAGAGCTCAAGCTCTTTAAGTCTCTGTTGAATTGCTCTCTCACCAAACTCCTCCTGAACGTCCAACTGACTTTCTGCAATTGTCCTGGCGGATTCAGACATGAACTCTAGTTGATTACGCATCTGATCAATATCTCCGAACCCGGTAAAATCAGCGGTCTTTTGCTCACCTGTTTTTGGATCGGTATACGTTACAGATGTTCCCATCGTGGACGCGGATTCGATCTGTTTCCGGATCGGTAACGTATCGATATCAGCGTATACAGCGGCCTCGTTGGCTGCTGCTATGTCTGGTGGTGCTGGTGGTTTCGGTTTGCCCATAACATTAATCTNTTAAAGTCTNTNTANCTGTATCGTTTTAAATTGTATTGCCGGTGTCCCCAGTAAATNAGTTTGTTGGCGTCTNTGTTNTGCTCTTCAAAATTGGTAAACAGCGTGTATGTCGCAGACTCCCCAGCGCTGCAAAGTTCNTGGAAATATACGTGCTCACCCGTCGANCAATTNGGCTCCCAAAAATGNGGGACAATATCCCCGGTGAACTCTTTGATCCGGCGATACGTTGCGAACCCNCGCATGACTCCATCCTCTTCGGCGACCATGAGCGTTTTGTTTTTCGCGTGGAGGCAGAGGTGCTGTTTGACCTCGGATTCTGTCCAATCTGAAAATAATTTTCCGTTGCCATTCTTGCTCGCAAATTTAATAACGTCCTCAATGGTCAAACCTGTTTTTCTAGTGTTTCGATAAACGCTCCGAGGTTTACATTTCGCAGTGCGATGTATCTCTGATCGTCCAGTTCCAGTCCGGCCTCGGTAATCTGAGTTGCCGTTGAATTAGTGATCTTGACTTGGAACTCTCGTCCCTGGTTCGTTCCCGTTAAGCTCATGTTGTGGCGAACAATGCCTGGCTTGCCTAACACCGCTGGAAGAACAAAGTCCAATCTTAGCTCGCCTGTTCCAGTGTCGACTAGTTGACCGCTATCTAGGATAACTTCATCGCCTCCATCGGGAATTAATGTGATGTTTGCTCGGGCTTTGCTTTTGAAAAACTCTACTTCGAGAAAGTCGCATGTCTTCGGGGATATAGGATCGTTGAACGTAAGACCGCGAGTAAGAATCTCGAACGGGACTTGAGTGTAACTGGATCCCAGGTAGTCAGCGTAATCGTTTTCGGTGGTCGAATCCTCGTCAATATGATCTCGCAAGTAAGCAACATTGTTATTAGTTGTATCCGCCCATACTAAACGTCGACGATCATTCAATGGCTCATAAATATCGAACATCGATGGTTGCCATCCTGACCACCTCCCGGCCCATTGTTTTAAATTGGTATCGTATACCAGGACAGTGTTAGGGACAGTTGAGGATCCTGTTGGAACAGCGAGTATGTATCGGCCTCGCCAAAATGACGCGCACGATTTTAAAGCTGAACCCCAGTTGATTTCCTCAATGATATCCTGGATGGGTAGAGATATAGGATCGCTGGTTGCAATCTGGTCCTGCTGGAATGCAGTGCCCACTGAACGAACACCGTCTCGGCTGAGAAAAAGTATATCATCTCCAACTCTGACCGCTGACTTTTCTGCCAGGCAACCAACTTTATCGGAAACCATCTGCACGTTGTATTGGTCAGGCGTCAGTGATGGGTTTGCATCGATGACGTAAATTGAATTCTCTTTGAGGATCGCAATTCGGAAATCTTTGAACGGGACAATCGCACGTATCGCATCCGAGCTACCCGTTCCAACTCGGATGGAATTTAGCGGAGGAAATGCGTCTCCTGTTGCAGAGTCTGAGTTGCCCGGATCTG